CCTCGGCGCGCAGTTCCTCGATTTGCGCGGCAAGGGCGGCGAACAATTCAGCCCCTTTGTCGTCGTCCGGCTCGTCTTGTTCTTCCGGCTGCGTCAGTGCCTTTTCCAGCACCAATCTCAGCACTTCGGATTCTGTCTTGCCGGCTTCCGCTTCGGCCTTGATTTCGGCCTCGCGGATGCGTGTCTCGGACTCCAATTGCTTGTTAGCTAGTTGCTGCTTGAGCGCTTCGATTTCCTGCGCGGCCTTCTGCGCTTCCATTTCCGCTTGCTGTAGCGCGCCCTGTAGTTCTTGCACGACCGGGCCTATTTCGGCCATCAACTGCTGTTTCGTCGCTTCCTGCGACTGCATGACAGCGGCTTGCGTCTCGTCCTGCCCGTCATCGGACTCCTGCGCCATGATTTCGGGCGGCAAAAAGGCTTTAAGCCGCTTTGACAGCTCTTCGCTGCCGGGCATGTCGTACGCCTTTACGATGATGTCGCCTGCTTTCTGCATCAGCGTGGGATCGGCCTGACTCAACTGCGTGAGCATTTCGGCCGCTTCCTGACGCTTCGTGGCATACGACGGGCCAGCAACACAGGTCACGTCATACGTACCGACGCCGAGGTTGTAGATGCGCCGAACCTTGCGCGCCATATCCTCCTGCTCAACCATCGCGCGCGGGATGGTCGGGTCTACCTGCGCAAACTCCGTGCTGCCGTCCTCGCCCAGCACACGCAGAACACGCGCGGTGTCGTAGACCTTCGGAATCATGTCCACGAGGATGCGGCCCACATGACGAATCGCGCGGGTCAGATTGTCCGCAAAATGAAAGGTCGCGTTGTCGCCCTGTCGCTGTCTCGCGATGATGGCGCGGCCAGACTTCTCGTTGCCGGCTTCGCCTAGCGACGCTTCGAAACGACCAGCGACGGCCATGATGTCCGAATCGGCTTGCATGATGGCCTGCACAATCGCCGTGGACTGCTGCGGCGGGCTGGTCCGCTGCGGCATCGGGATGGGCTGGCCGTTATCGTCCACATGGTTCCACGGCAGATACGGCAGGTTGTCGACATTCGCGCGGTCCCATGCGTCCTGATGCCCCTCAATAGCCTCCATGGGCGCGAGGATAGGATTCTTCGGCGCAAGTGCGACAAGCTCTGTATTCAACGTGACCCAGTAGTTGTACACGCGCGCAGGGTCTTTCATTTCTCGCACGATGCCGCGCACGTCACGCTTGCCGTCGATGACGGTCTCGATCCCAGCCACGCGCACAATCGGGATATAGCGCGTCGGGACTTTCGTCTCTTCGAGGATTTCGGCGCCCGTCAACTTCGCCCAGTAGCAACAATCGACATACTGCTGACGGGTCGCGACAGCGGGCGGACGCTGAAGCTTTTCGTAGCCGTCAGAATCCACAATCTCGCCGTCGTCCAACTCGTAGAACGTCTGTAGCTCGCGCTCGAGGTAATAGTATTCGGCGACGCGGATGGTGTTCGAAGTCGGGAACCAGGAACGATTCGTCGAGTCGCCACGGCCTTTGTCGCGAAAATCGACCGTCTTGGCGTTCGGCCACTTGCGCTTAAACGTGGCCTCTGGAATGTCCTCGACGACAAAACCGAATTGCGCGTCCGCGCCTGCTGGATGCTGGATTTCGGGGTCCAGGTACACGGACAGCGGATTCCAGACGGGCAGGATTTCGATCGTCTGGTGGTTGAGCTTCGCGTCAACAACTTTCGTGCTAACGCGAAAATAACCAATGCCAGCAGACACGGCGGGATGCGCAGCGGTATCAATCGCGATATCCGCATCACTCACGCTCTCGATGTTGCGGATGAGGCCAGAATAGATTTCTGCCGTCTTGAGATCTGCGCTGCCATCAACGGGCAGCACTTTGATCTGAGGACGGTTCTGCCGCAGGTCGTTGACAATTTGGCGCACGTGCAGTTGCGTCTTGTTGATCGTGATACACGGGCGCGGGTTGAGCGGGTCTTTCTCGCGCAGCCGGCGAATGGCTTCTGGCCACTGCTCGCCACTCTCAAAGCGGAGGTCATCCAGCCACTTTTCGCGCAGTTCTGATTCCGCCTTAACGCACTGCTCAAATCGGTCGTGCGCTTCTTGCAGGAATTCGCGCATGGCTTTGCCTTTGCGGTTCATGCCGCAAGCCACCCAGCATGCCCAACAGCGGGCCGCTCACGCCGTTTCTCAGGCTTCGGCTTCTCTTCCCTCACCAAACCCGGGAACAATTCCGAGAACGCCCACACGAACGCATCCGCGCGATTCGGCGACCTTTCGCCCGTGTAGCCGTAGGTCGTGAAGGCGCAAAGCTCGCCCTCCAGCGCGCGGAATTCGCCAGCCATGCGGATTTTTCCTTGTTCGGTAAGGCTTGAGATTGGCTCAGCGCGCACGACCTTGCCGCGACTGGCCGTCACCATCTTGCAAGGCGTGCGAGGGCGTGCAGTGCGGATAACGTGCTGCACCATCGCGCCGCCGAAGTTCGATTCACAGACGATGAGGTCGGCTGCGTGTCGCTCGAAGGCATTGGTCGCGACCTTGCCCCACATCGCGGGGCCGCCCTTGCAGGTCAAATCCTCAAGCACGTAGCCGTTGCCGTCCGTGCCGAGTCCCGCAACCATGATGCCGATTTCGTCGTTGTCGGCGTTGTCGATGTCGTCCGCGCCTGATGGGTCCACGGCGACTACGATCCGCTGCATGTCAGGCAGCGACCCGTCCGTCACGCGCCAGCGGTCAAGTCGCTCGATGTCCCAGAGGGCCGACGGGTTGGACTTCGACCAGCCGCCATCGAGGAAGCGCAGGCGCATGCGCGCGGGCAGGCTTTCGAGCGTCGAGAGGTACGAGGCCGGCAGGTTGTCCACGTTGTCGCGCGGGTTCATCTGCAGACAGGCGTGATCCTGGCGGTTCTCAAGCTTGCGCTTCGTGTCAGGGTTCACGCCCTCCACGAAAACCTTGTGCGACCAGTGGGCATCGCTCGGCGGGTTGCAGTCGTAGTACATCTTCAGCGCGAGCGGGTGCAGCTTCTTCGCGAGGCTGTACGTGATTTTCTGTGCCAGTCGCGTGACCGCCATGTTCCGGCTGTTCCACGGGATTTGACTGCACTCGTTCAGGAAGATGGACGAATGTTCCTGCCCGAGAATCTTCTCGGTGCGCTCCTTGTCGTCGAGGCCGCCAAACCAGATTTCCGAGCCGTTCGAGAACTGCACGAACCAATCGGACTTGTTGACTTCGTAGGGCACGCCCGGAAAGCACAACTCCATCACTTTGGGGAAGGTGTCGAACAGCACCGACTGTTTCACCGCGTTGAAGCGGAAGCGCAGAATCGCGTGCCGACTTCTGGGGGCTTTGATAGCCCGCATGCAGATTGCGCGGACGATGACGAACGTTTTCCCTGACCGCGAGCCGCCAAACAGCATGACGTGCGTCGCATTGCTCGCCAGTACCTCGTTAGCCTCGGCCTGCTTGGCCGTCAAGCTAAAGGCGGGCGTCGGCGTTACTGAGGACGAGCTGGATTGGGTCGCCATTTGCGCCCGTGTGTTCCTGGCGGTCGCGCCAAGCCTTTGAGTTTCGATTCTTCAACCAGAAGATGGCGGCGGTCGTGTCTGGCGGGTAATGCTCGACATACGGAACGACAAGCGGCTCGCCCTGGTGATTGAAAATCTTCACTGCCTCATGCGAATAGCCCAGCGCTCTACGGTAGAGCTTTTCCGCGACGTTTGCGTCGGCGACGCCCTTCCCCCGCGTTAGGGCCTCAAGAAATTCCGGGTGACGGCCCTTCCATGCGTTGATGGTCTGCTCGCTGGTGTCGAAAAAGTCCGCCAGTTCAACGTCTGTCGCCCCGAGCAGGCACAGCTTGTACGCCTGCTCTGCGTATTCGGGCTTGAAGGACGAAGGACGCGCCATGCATCCCTATATACCCGATGTGCCGTTCCGCTTTTGCAACAATTGCAACCGCTCCGCAGTCCACTCTTCGGCCAGCATCAGCAGCGCATCGGCCGCCCTCGTCCTCGGCTCGACAACGCCCTGTCGCCAGCGGCATACGGTTGAGCGGTTAACGCCTATCTCGCGGGCGATGCGAACTGGCGGCATGCCGGTAGCCACCAACCCTTCGACGACTAAGCTGAAATCTGCGTACATGTTTCCTCCTGGCAATGCTTGACGCACGCTACCTTCGCCTCATTGGCCGTTGCGAATTTTCCGAGCGTGATCGGAAAACTGATCTGCCGATTAATCGTGGCGTGCCATTTCCCACCCTTCCACTCGACGCGAAAATACGCGCCTGTCGGGCTGCGCCAGCGCCATGCACCCGAGTCATATCGCCAATCGTTCATACGCAATCCCCCATTGCTGTAAAAAAATCGGCCTCGCTGAATGGCGTTGCATCTGTGATTGTCACGATGATTTTTCCGCCCTTGC